AAGGAAACCACTTACTAAAATGGACATCGTCGGCAAAGTGATTTCGAGCTGGTCGCGTATGGTTCAGGCCGCTCGGCACGATCCACGCAAACGCCGCTGGGTGGATGCCCAACTGGCAGACACAAAACTGGACGTCAGCTCCGCATCCCGGCAATCGATCGCAGCTCTTTCCCGTTGGCTTTGTTACAACTCGGCTATCGTCCGAGGCGCAATCGATACGATGACCCGGAACGCGATCGGCGCTGGGATCAAATGCCAGGCACGCACAAAGGACGAGGGCTGGAACAAGGCGACTGAGGAGTGGTTGGCGATGTGGGAAGGCTCTTGTGACGTTCGCGGGATTCTTACTTACCAAGCGATGCAGCAAGTGGCCACCCGCACGATGTTGCGCGATAATGAGATCTTCATTCTTTTAACTGATAACGGCGACGGCTGGCCGATGTTGCAAATGGTGGAAGGGCACCGCTGTGAAACCCCATCTTACGTAAAGGACGACGCTAAGATTTTTGACGGCGTTCGCATGAACAAGTTTGGCCGCCCATTGAGCTACTACATCCGCACTGGCATAAACGGCGACACGTTCACAGAGGTACAAGCCACGGACGTGATTCTCCTGGCAGAACGGGACAGGGCAGACGAAGTGCGGTCGCTGTCCAAGCTGGCATCGTGCATCAATCTGCTACTGGATCGCGACGAGATTCTGGATTACGAGATGCTGGCCTGTAAGCGGGCAGGGCAGATTGGCATGGCCATCGAATCCACGACCAACTCTGGCCCAGGATTCTTTAACCCGACAGAAACCGATTCAACAAACCTAACGACCGACAACCTTTTCGGCGGTGGCGCCTTGCTCAACGTGCCGATGGGCAAGACGCTGCGAGAGATCAAAAACGATCGGCCTAGCCAGAATCTGCAGCAGCACATGGATCAGTACATTCGGGCAGTGGCGTCCGGCCTCGGCGTGCCTTACGCCTACATTTGGTCGCCTAATGAGTTGACCGGCCCCAGCCAGCGGTTCGTTCTCGCCCAAGCTCAACGTCGATTCGATGAGATTTCCGATGCGGTGATCGAGCAGATGCTGAAACGGGTTCGCAAGTGGGCACTGGCAAAGGCGATCAAACGTGGCGATCTGACTCCGCCCAAGGGAATGGCGATGTGGTGGGAAGCGGTCTATCACACCCCAGCCCGCACCACGATCGATGCCGGCCGAGACAGCGCAGCCGACCGTGAAGATCTGAAGATGGGCATCAAGACCCTCGCCGATATCAGCGCGGAGCGCGGATCCGACTGGCAAGAGGTCGTGAATCAGAAGATTGCGGAACAGACCTACATCAGAATGAAGTGCGAGGAGGCTGGAATCAGCACGGCTGAGATCCAAATGACAGGCGCACCCGTCGCTCCAGCTGCACCCATTTCGGCCACGCCACCGGCCGCACCGCTTCCAGAGGATACGACAGTGCAGCCTCAACTTGAAGAAGCGATCCAGCCAGTGCAGGCATCAGTTCTTACCACAGAAACCTTCACGATGCGTGACGAACCAGATTTTAACCTTACCCCAAAAGAGATGAACATGGTGGTCAAGGCAATCGGGATCGGTGCAAAGCCAAAAACAAAGAAGAAAAAATAGTTGATTAAGCCTGCTGGGTAGGAGCAGGCTTACCAAATGGAAGGGCTAGGAATGATGGGCATTGTGGTAGTTGTAGTAGCGGTTATCTTTTTAGCCATCCTTTTAATTTTAATGCCAGTGTTTGTCTTTCACATATCCAACTCAGCCGAACGCACAGAGAAGGCCGTCAAAGAACTTTTAGGCTCAACCATGCGCACCGAAATGACCACGAATCAGATACTTGCTGAATTGCGAAAAACCAACACGCACTTCATCCCGCCAACAGATTTAGACTAATTTGACACGCCATGCGCGGGCATGGCTCAAAAACTATTTAAGGGAATTTCTGTCATCACCGCTGGCCCTGCTTTGGGTCACGGTATGGTCATCGACGCAGATACACTGGAACAAGTTGTCCAGGCTGGAAACGATCTGGGTCAGGTCAAGGTACTCTCTGACCACAGCTCTAGCGTTTCTAACATCATCGGATACCTAGAAAACTTTACCTTAGACGGCGGCCGCGTCCGGGCAGATCTCACTCTGTTTGAGAGCCATGAAGGCTTTGCCTATTTTAGCGAACTGATCGGCACGCTCCCTGGGCAGATAGGTTTTTCCATCAGCTTTAGTGGAGTGCCCAGAATGGCAGAGGACGGCACCCAACTGGCTGACGTCAGCACGCTCTATTCCGTCGATCTTGTGACTACTCCCGCAGCGAATCCGACAGGCGTTTATTCCGCACGGGTTGACACACGTAAATCGCTTAATATGGAAACATCAGTCAAAGAATCAGCGCCGGTTATCGAAGCCGCGCCCGAAGCACCGGCGGCCCCGGCGTTTAATGCCGAGCAGGCCATCGCCGCTCTCTCTGCCCGCATCGACGAACTCGTCGGCAAATTTGCCGCCAAGTTTGAAGCGGCTGTGGAAGAAGCCCCTGCCGTTGCTGAAGTTCCCGCCGCTGTGGAAGCACCCGCTGTCGAAGCGGCTCCTGCACCCGAAGCCAGCGCAAATCTAGAATCTAACGACAAGATCGTCGCTCTCGAAACCAAACTGGCTCGCATGACCGTCGAGCTGGAAGCCAGCAAAGGCACCCAGCCCGTCGAGATCAGCGAAGCCAAACCACTTTCCCGTAATGAACTTCTCGCGAAGTTTAACGCGGAAAAAGATCCCCGTCGTGCGGCGGAGATTTTCAACCAAATCAAGCTCGCACGATAACAAAGAAAGAAGGATAGAACTATGGCAAATAGCCTCGCAACAACGAGCAACGGCAAAGTCGTAGCACAACGTGCTCTCGAATTGCTGGTTGAAAACTACTCATGGATCGCTTCCGGCGTTTCCGATTTCTCGGACGCTACCGCCCGCAAGGGTGACGCGATCGTAACCCACACCGTCTCCATCCAATCTGCCTCGGATTATTCCAGCACGGCCGGATACGTGGCAGGCGATGCAACTCAGACCGATGTTGTGGTGACCCTCTCAAATTTCAAACACGTCTCCTACGCTTTGAATGATGACGAGCGCACCAGCTCCTCGATCAACCTGGTCGAGCGCTTTGCAGCGCAAGCGGCTCACGCTCTCGGCAAGAGCATGATTGATACCGTTCTCGCACTGGTCACCAATAGCAACTACACCACGACCGCCACCATCGCGGCCGGTGCAGTAACCTTTGGTTCCATCGTCGACATCGCGGCTCAACTCAACACCGCAAAGGCTCCTATGGGTGGACGGTTCGCCGTTCTCAGCCCTACCAACTACGCCAACCTCTCCAAGGATAGCGTTGTGGTGGCAAACGGCCAGCGCTCCACCGACCTAGTCGGCGGCGCCAGCCTCGGCGAAGTTCACGGCGTCAGCATCTATAACTATCCTTCCTTGCCCTCGGCGGTATCGAAAGGATTCATGGCCCAACAGGAAGCGATCATCGTGGCGGCTCGTCTGCCTGAGATCCCGAATGTTGAGTTCAGCGGCACCGTTGCCAACGTGACGGAAGCCAAGAGCGGTCTGTCGCTTCAGGTTCGCGAGAGCTACTCGCTCGTGACCGGCAGCGTACAGCGCACCTATTGCCTCATCTACGGAGCGGCAAAGGGATCGGCCGGTTCGCTCGTTCGGATCGTGTAAGTTACAGAATCATCCGGGTTGCCCGGACGCATCGGGGGGTGCGTCCGGGCTTTCCCACTTAAAAATATGAATAACCCCCTTGTGTCTCTTGCTTTAATCGTCGGCCCCAACGAGGGCGACATTCTTAAACGCCTTATTCAATCCGCCCGTGGCCTATGGGACGAGGTCGTCGTCGTGGCGGCAGTAGGCCAAAATGAGGCGCACAGTGTGCGTATTTGCGCTCAGGAAGCCGCAGGCGAGGCTTTAGTCTGGGGAGAGTACGAGAATAGCCCAGAGCACAAGGACTGGCCCCATATTGATAATTTCGCCGCTGCTAGGAATAAGGCGTTTTCTATGGCCAAGGGTAAGTATGTAATCTGGTTCGACGCTGACGATATTTTGGATGAAGGGCAGGCTCTAGCTCACCGCAAGGCCATCGAAGAAAGAGAGAGAGTTAAGGAAGGCTGGGAGATCCTTGTGACTAGGTACGACGTGCAGAACAGCGCCATGCGGGATAATCGCAGGGAACGCATATTCCGACGCCAAGCAGATGGCAGTCTCCCGGCAGTCTGGGAGCGTCCCGTGCACGAACGGGTAAAGCCTGTGCCTGGCAAAGCCGTCGGCCTAGCCGATCATCTGGTTGTCGTACACGCACCTAACACATGTAAGAAAAACAGCAGCGATCGAAACAAGCGCATTCTGGGCACGCTGCTCGAACACACGGGGATGAACTTATACTACGTGGCGCAGGAAGGTTTTTTACGTGGCAAATATCAAGAGGCGATCGGCCCCTGTATGCTTGGCATGTATCAGCCCGATTTGGGCGAATCAGAAAAATATCAACTTTACTGTATGGCTGGCGTGATGTGCGCTGATCACGCAGTCAAAAGAAAGTATCTGGGCAAAGGGATTACGCTTTCCCCAACACGCCGCGAAGCATACGGCCACCTTGCATGCACGCTAATTGATGAAGGGAACTATCACGAAGCAGTGCGTTTATTGAACTGGATTGAAACATTACCAAAGCCGAGCGCAGTAGTCTGGAATCTGGACGCGAAGTGGTACGGGCATCTTCCAAAAATGCTCATTGAAAACTGTCTGCGTGCGGTAGGTCAGACGGCCGACGCAGATCGCTGCTTACGCGAAACGTTCCGAGCAAGCTGGGGTAACATCAGCATTATCTATCACGGGGCTTGGGCTGATGTATTTCGCACGCACCGATTCTTTATGGACACATCGGATAATCCCGCCGGTATTCAACATCTATTCCTGAGCGATCCTGGCAGCGACGCCTACGGCAAGCGGGTACAAGTTTGCAAGGATGCTGACGATGCGATTCAGAAAGCTCTTGGCGGAATCTTACTGCACATAAAATGCACGCCAGAAACAAACGTGCCGCCACTACGCTGGGACGTTGATCTGCTCCAGCGCGGCATCATCCCAACCGCTGCGACAAGATTGCCAGATCCAGTTGAGTTAAAAGGCAACGTCATTGTCGGCCTCACTACTACGCCGACCAGGATCGGCAAGATTCTGCCCACGATCCAGAGCCTGCTGGCGCAATCTCGCCCAGCGGATCAGATCATCCTGTCTGTGCCTGAGAAACTGGCACGCACAGGCGAACGGTTTGGGGATATTCCAAAAGAGCTACAGGCGCTGGCCAATGCTGGTAAATTACAAATTTACAGAACCAAAGACTACGGGCCTGCAACTAAGTTTATCGGCCCGCTGGAAGTAGGCGGGGATCCCGACGACAAGATTTGCTGGCTAGATGACGACATCCTTTACAGCCCACTACTTTTGCAGGCACTCGCCGACGAACTAGAAACTAGACCCAAAACGGCGCTAGGTGTCTGCGGATTTTTTATGACAGGCGCTACTGGCTACGCCATCGCCCCCGATCACGGCGGCCATGCCGAGATTCTGGAAGGATTTGGCGGCGTGATGTGTCGGCGTTCGGACATGCCAAAGGCCGATCTGTGGCCAGCCATTCCTGCCAGTGAGTTTGCCGGGCTGAGTCCCTTGGCTCGTGCCAAGTTTTTGGCTGACGATTACATGATGAGCACGGAACTGCGAAAGGCTGGGACAGCTACGCTCGTCTGCAACACGCCTGATTTAAACCGCAGCAATTCTCTAAAAATTAGGCCGGAAGGCTTGGGCGCCGACGCCTTGCAAAACAACAAAGGCACGGGCGGCAATCTGGCGGCTTACGCATTGTTGAAGGCAAATGGATAAGACGCTTACCATATCCGGCTACAATCGGCCAGACTACTTTGCCCAGGTACTGAAGGCGCTTGCTTGGTGCGACGGTGTGGGTGAATACGAGATCACTGCCATTCTAGATCCATCGGACAAGACGGCAGAGCTTTCCGAAATTGCCAAGGGACACGGCATCGGCGTGCACATTCCAGATCATCACATGGGCTGCGGATTTGCCATTCAGTACGCGATGACGTACGGATTTAGAAAATCGGATTATCACATTCACCTAGAGGACGACACTGTTCCCAGCCCAGACTGCCTGCGTTGGTTCGAGTGGGCAGGGCAAAACGCTGGCCCAAAAGTGCTAACGGTATCTGGCTACAATCAACACGGCGGCGATGCGGAAAACGACGCCAGCGGATTTAGAAACTGGTTCACGCCTTGGGGCTGGGCAACTTGGCGCGATCGATTTGAAAGACATCTGGCTCCCTCTTGGGATTGCAATTTCTGGGACGGATCGGTTCAGCGGGTGCGCGAACGGACGGGGATGGGTGAACTATTCCCGCACGTCAGCCGGATTCAAAACATCGGGGCAGATGGTGGCACGTTTTGTCCAGGGCCGGAATTTCACAAGGAACATCAACACTCCACCCGCGTGGCCACAGCCAAGGAAACAAAATGGAAAAACTACAACACCTAAACATTGGCGGGGAGGACTGGTTCAGCTTTCCAGATCTGTACCGGCGCCTAGTGGCCGATTGCCCGATGGATGGAAAAATCGTGGAGGTGGGAAGCTGGAAGGGGAAGTCTACTGCGTTTCTGCTGGTTGAGGCTTTGAACAAATCGCCACGGATTGAGATCTACGCCGTAGATACTTGGCTGGGTAGCGAGGAACACGCGGGCGAGGAGTGCATTAAAAACGGCACGCTATACGAGGAGTTTATGGCAAACGTAAAGCCAGTCTCCCGCCAGCTGGTGCCTTTGCGCATGACCAGCCTAAAAGGGGCAAACTTCTTTCCCGATCAATCGCTAGACGCAGTTTTTATCGATGCCGCACACGACTACGAAAACGTAAAGGCAGACATCTCCGCTTGGTTGCCCAAAGTAAAGAAAGGCGGGGTGATCGCTGGCCATGATTACATGTGCGGTTGGTCTGGGGTAGATCGGGCTGTCGCTGAAGCCTTCAACTCTGTTGATTTTCAGCAGAACTGCTGGGTAAAAGTTTTGACATAAGGCCAACGACGTGACCGAACTCCAAACCCTCATGACCACGGGCGTGGCTGATATGATCTCCGCCTTGCCCACCACCGCCACCATATCCGGCCTAGCCGTTCAGGGCGTCTACACACCCAGCGAACAAACCGCAGAGCTGGGCATGGGCGGATTCGTAAATCCACAGAATGCGGAGTTCGTATGCCTGACGGCCGCCGTCAGCATGCCCGCGCTAATGACGATCGTGACGGTGGGCGGATCACCTAAAAGACTTACCGGCGTACAATCTGACCAAGGTGTGACTACTCTTATCCTGGCAGATCCAGAGGATGTGCGATGAGCTTAAGACTCGCAGCAGAGGATGGCTTGGCCGCCTACCTATCCACAGCCAGTAAGCCAGCCGGGCTATACGTTCAAGCAGGGCACAGAATTGCGGATCTGCAACTACCCGCCTGCATCGTCCACGCAGAGTCCAGCGTGCCGGTTGTGGAAGGATCTCTGGCTACCACCCGCAAAGTTACTTTCACCTGTTCCATTATGACGCCTCTGGAAGTGGCCAGCACGGTGACGGCTCATCGGACTAACTTCGACTGGCTCAACACAAAGCTGGCGGCCGTGACGACCATAGCCGGGGCAACCCTGATGGGCGGCTACTTGGGCGAAGAAAGCACTGGGAGCAACGACAAGGTGATGGAAGATTCGGTAAAATTTACCGCCTTCGTCACGCCCAGTTGACACGTAAAGGAACGACAATATGGCGATGACATACGGAGTGACGGCTGGAATTTCCCAGAACATCAGCAACACGGACGAGTACGTCTATATCACGGGAACAGACGGCACCGTAGTAAAACACTTTAAGAAGTACAAGAGAGTGGAAACGGTGACTGAAACGTTGCCAGATTCTTTTGCTCACCCTGGTGTGTCTGGCGCCACAGCTTTCCGCCAAGAACTCCGCTTATCCAATACAGATTTTGCCAGGCTTACCAATACGGCCGTCACCTTCAGCACGATCGCCTAAGGAAATAATTATATGCCATACAAAGGATTTACAGGAGTGACAAGCATCACAGGGGTTGAGGAATTTATTTCTATGAGCATCACGGGTGAGCTGACGGAGATCGTCATCGATCCGGGCACAGCCAACACCGCTCCCACAGTTACCACCTACTACAATCCTCGCTACAATGTGTCGATCGAGGGGATCAGCTCTGGCGCCTCCGTCCCCGCCACCTTTACCGTTGGCGGGAATAGCTACGTAAAGACGGGCGAGTCATACACAAAGACCGTTGGGGATGTGGTCAAGGTCAGCGTCACTGGCGTCTACAATCCTAACAGCTCGCTGGGCACGTAATCGGAAGGGCGGCGATGAATCGCCACTTTGCCGAATCATTTTTAAATCGTCAGGATCATCGCGTCCTGAGCTTGCCACTCCTGCCGCTTTCCTTGTGGCACATGTTTAATCTTGAGGTCGCTCAATCGCCCTACTTTATCGGAGGATCTTTTCCATCAGCCAGGGATCTGCGCCTAGCGGTGAACATTTGCCGGACGCCGTATCCGCAGCTGCCAGATCTATCCGATCGCAGGCTGTGGCTGGATTGGTTTAGAAGCTGGCGGTGTGAGTTTTTAATTGAGACAGCAAAGTTCCGAGCCTATCTGGACGATTTTAACGCGTTGCCGCAGTTATGGCAGCCGGAGAAAAAGAGGGGCGCCGGCCGAGAGGCCACGGGCTTACCATGGTCGCTGGCCATCGTGTCCGGCGTATGCGGGGCAACCGGGTGGGACGAGGCAAAGGTCTGGAACATGCCGATCGGGCAGGCGTACTGGTACCACGTAGCGTTTGCTATGCAGAATGGCAGCACCGTGGATCTACTAAGTGAGGGCGAGTTGCTGGCGATTGAGGCCGTTCGTGCCAGGAGGGCAGGGAAGTGAATCGCACAGCATTAAGTCAAGCTACTGGCCAAGTGCAATTTGAGGTGGATGATGCAGATTTTCGCGCCGCCTTAATGCACTTTTACCGTAATTCCAAGCAAAGTCTGGGCGAAGTTATACGCTCGCAATCACGTCTTGTCGCTGTAAATCTTGTTTTTCAAACTCAACCCTTTGGCGGATCTAAAGCAACAACTGGTCAAGATGCGTCGGGAAAAATTCTTGGTGAGGGAGCGATTGAAAGGGATATCAGAAAAGTCTACAAAACAGCGTCGGATGTTTTTAGAGATGTTGCAAAAACAAGCGTTCAGGCTGCACGCGGATTTGTTTCTTATATTAAATCCGGCAAATTGGATGAGGCTCGCAAGATACTTCAACGTGTAAATTTAAGGCAACATTCCGAAGGTGCTGCAAACCTTGGAAGCAGGCTTGATTCAGCTTTCGTATCAAACTTTGATGGCGGTCAGTCTCATCGTGAAGCGCTGGCACCAATTCCAAGAAGGCCAAGAATTAAAAAGAATCAAAAGCCTTTGATGATTGTTCAAGGCATGGGGCCGCTTAAGGCTTACATCAAAGAAGTGCAGAAACGTGTTGGTATTGCAAAATCTGGCTGGGCATCATGTGCCGTAATTCTTGGTGGAACTCGTGGCCGCTCTGCCACAAATGTGGAGGGTGCAAGTCAGCAATCTGTTCCAGCCTGGGTAAAAAGACACGCTGGAAACAAAGGATCTGGCACAGTCATTGATCGTTCTAATTCAGTCGGAGACGCCTACGTCGACATGGTCAATCACGTCCCTTGGATTCGCAACTGCCTGAACGCTGGGCAACAGAAAGCGGCTCTTGACATACAGAGAGAGAAAATGGAAAAGGCAATCGACAAAGCTCTTGAATACGAGGCCGGTTCCGCAGGATTTAAGAGGTAACGAGCATGGGATCCGAACTCAAGGTAAGGGTAGGAATCAATCATGCTGGCTTTGCTACTGGCTTGAAAAGCATGGAAAGCATGGTTTCAAACTTTGCTGGAAAAGCTGCAGGCGCACTTGGAGCTGCGATTGGAATACATGCCCTTTATGAGTCTGCCAAGGGAGGGATTGAATTAGCCGACAGACTGGATGATCTTTCAAAACGATTTGATATCAGCGCCACAAAATTGCAAATGCTTGGCAACGTGGCAGGACAAGAGGGAGCAGGATTAGAAGAAGTTGCACAATCCTTAAAGTTTCTCGGAAAGAACGCTCAAGACGCAGCAAGCGGCGGTTCAGCAGAGCTTTTGGATATCTTCACAAACCTCGGCCTCACAATCCAAGATCTTAAAACATTAAAAGCAGATGAGATATTTTTAAGAATTGCTGATTCATTTAATTCTGGAAAGTATGCGGGGCAAGAGCTTGTGATTCTTAGTAAACTCTTGGGTCGTGGATTTGAGCAACTAACTCCGTTAATTCGCATGTCGCGGGAGGAACTTGAAAAGATTGGAAAAAGCAAGGGTACATTTGCGTCTGACGAGGACATAAAGCAACTGGCTCAAGTGGCAGACTTCATGGAGAAAATTGCCAACTTGAAAAATATCATGGCTGCCGATGTAACTCTTGGATTCATGAAATCCTTTAAGGAATTTCTATCCGCTGGAGAGTCTGGGTCTGTTGCTGAAAAACTGAAAAAAATGCTTTTCCCAGATTCTACTGAAAAAGGAAAAAACCCTATCGATACAAAGCAGCAACTTGCAGTCCGTGAAGCTGCCGATAAAGCTTTTGCCGAAAGCGAGAAAGCGGCCGCCAAGCATGAGCTACGCCTAATCGACGCACAGGTTCAAGGCAAGGAAGAGGCGGAAAAGATGAAGGCCGACATTGAGGAGAAATACCGCCAACGCAGTCTGGATCGTGAGATGGAGATGGCAAAGCGTAAGGCAGATTTAATTCCACAGCTGCAAGACTTAGAAGCAGCAAGGGCTGGGCCACAGGCTGAAATGAAGCTACTCGAAGAAAGGGCAAGAACTGCAGCTGATCTAGCCAGAAAAACTGGCAGTCTTGCAGATGTAACTAGCGCCCAAAAACTTGCCCTTGAATTGCAGAAAACAAAAGAATCAGCTTTTTCTAGCGCTGGTTTTGGGGATTTGTCTGCCAGTCGAGCGCGTTCTGCTACTGAAAGCATAGTAGGTCAGCTTCCCAGCGCCAGTCAGTTTCGTGACATTCCATCCAGCACGGAGGCACAACGTACGCAACCTGTGAAACTAGAAAACCCACCAGACTTAAAAGGCATTATGGATAAATTAGATACGCTCATTAAAAACGCTGGGGTGTTTAGCTAATGGCTCGCGGGTCTGGCGGCGGTGGTGGGGGAGGTGGCGCAGCTACCCACACAGGTATTGAGATGCTGGGTGGCGGTGGAGGCGTAGATAGCCGTGGTAAAACCACTATTAATAAAAAGTATTTTGTTACAAATTCCTCCCAGCTTGAGAGCGCTCCCGTCATTTCTGGATACCATGCGACTAATATCAGTTACACCAGGATAAACGATACGGCCTATGAGCAGAACGTAGTCTACGAGGCGCAGACAGACGCTTCAGGGGTCGGAACAACCGTCTGGCTACAGAACGGCGTCAAGGGCACGTTTGAAATGTTTTGTTCCTTTGAGACTAAGCCCATTGCCCTTCACCCGCGTATTGAAAGTTTGAAGCAAAAATACCAAGGATTCCCAGACGGAGCTACCATCTATTTTCCCTACTATTATATTGATGGGACAGCGGGCGGCCTGTCCAACACTAAGCCCGCCAAAAACCCTATGTATGGCGTCACGCACTATAAGGAACCTTCGATGGTCTTGCGTCACACCTACTTTTCTAAAGTGATTGGCTCTGGCATATGGGACGTCACTGGAAGAATAACCACTAAACTGCCAGCAAATCTTCCCATTCCTAAAGGGGATCTCGACGATGAGGGTAAGGAAATTAAGCGCCAATGGATGATGCAGGCACCTTCCGTTACCCGTCAGGGGGAAGCCTGGCAAGTCGTGCAAGAGTACGTGCTACTAGACGCAGTGGGCGTAGCCGATAAGATTTACATTAAAGGAACCACACCGGGGACACCATGATCCCAGCTAACCTTAAAGCTAAAGCAGGGGACAAAATCCTAGAAAAGTTCCGCGCCTTAGTTGCCCACATCGACACACAAAAAGCATTAAGCACTGACGACCGCGTTCAGATTAATGAGACAGGTAACGGCACTAACATCACTTTGCTGCCTAATCCGACATCCTTAAACTTTACCTACCCGCTAAAAATCAATTTGCTTAGCAATACCCAATATCGCGTTTCTGAAGGATACGTAAACAACGAATCTCCAAAAATAAGAACAAGGAACAGTCCGATCCTTCAGGATATTTTAGAGCCCGAAAAAGGTATTGGGTTTATCGCTAATTCCAATCCACCAAGAGGAATTAATGAAAAGTGGTTATTCTGCGTTGTCTTTCTGTCCAAAGGCGGCCCAGACGATCCAACAAAGATAGTGATTAGTTACATCGATTGTCTGAATGCCCAACAAATTCAGGATCAAGGAATAAAAATGGAGGAGCTTGTTTTGGGGGCTCCTTATGCGCCTAGGACTGTTGATGGATATGTCGGGCTGAGAGAATTTTACGTACCCCTAGCTTTTATGAGGGCAGACAGAGTTTTACATCAGTTTACTATGCACAACGTCTACTTACGCCCTTACAAAGTAGGAATTCAGCATCGTGTTGTATTTTGGCCCGCATGAAATACACTACAAAAGGCTGGGCTAAACTTTTAGAAAAAGTAGAACGATATCTCCCGCGCAGATTCTTTCATCTAGACGACAGCTTTCGCCCAAAATGGGAACACCCATGGACAGTCACTATGGGCCAAGACCGTTTAAAAAATCTAACCCCATTCTTTATCCCCGGACTGGTGAACTGTTTTCCTCCTTGGGTCGAGATGGAATACGAAAAAGCGCCTGTTGCGGCCCAGCTTCGCGTCGATGCTGAAAGCCAGGCCAATGATAAAGAAATAGACAAAGCCAAGCCTGTCCGCGTCTACTTGGATGAAGGGCCTACCTTGCCTTTAAATTGGCGGGCCTTTGATCCTCTTGATAACGACGTTGTCCCGCCTAAATTTGGGAACCTTCCTCAATCTGATATCTACGCCACAGACATAATCGTGAAAACTTTGCGCACCTCCCTTGATCTTACCGTGACCAAGGCAAACACGGAAGATTTTACCGGGATTAATGTGGATCCCAAGTATACCCAGCACAGCGGATTTGGCTTTAACATTGAATCCGTCAACAAATATACCCCGCCTAAGAGTTATCTATCGGCCGTAGATATCGCTCAAGGCAGATTTTTCGATAACCCCTACGAGGCCACAAAAATTTGCACCATCTTTGCTCTCAAACCTCCAGACAATACAACTGGATTGCCAGACATAAAGTGGGTTTTTGCCACCAGCTATAACGCTTATTGGAACTTTGCCTTTTGGAGTCCATTTCAACCTGTTCAGGATGTTACGAATCGGCTCAGCTTCGTTAGCCCCTTAGCGGGCGGAGCTTTGCAGGCTGCGGTCATCTTAGGCGGCCTACTTAGCGCCAGCAACGAGTACAGCCAAGCCATGATAGATTTTATTAACCGCAACAAACTAGCGGGCCATTTTATCTCCATATGAGCCTGTCCAAAAGTAAGCGACTGAAAGCTAAACGCAAACTTTTAGCCGATCTAGCGGCTAAGAAATTAAACAAAAACTACGACGAGCCTGGCCCCATTTGGAGCATAGCGGGAGGATCCACCATGGATCCTAACTACTTTAGTGGCCTTCTTTCCGTAACCTTTCCGCCTAGTCCGTACGATTGACAAGCCTTGCTAGTTATTCATGGCTACTTACCTTTTCGGCAATCTTTCCTCCCGCACCGCCTCCTACACCATTGAGCCGGGTAACGTCACCCTCCCCACTATTGTCCAAGGGGATACCTTTACCCTGGCGGTGCGTCTTACGGAGACTAATAACAACGTCACCACCGTCACCGCTCCATCCATCTACTCCGCCCGCCTCAGCTACGGCCCGGTAGATGCCGCCCCCACCTCCGGCTCGTTTAAGGTGCTGGTTAACTCCGTTACCTCCACCGTCATCACGTTTGGATCGACCGCCGCCAGCGTAGCCGCTGTCCTTAACAGCATTTCTGCCGCTACTGGCTGGGCCGTCATTGAGGATCAAGGATCGTACATTGTTTCACGCACGTCTAACTGGGTGGCTACATCTGGCATCACCATTGTTCAAAATGAGCTGATTCCACAATCCTTTGTCCGAGTCACCAGCTACTCCGCTAACTCTAACTTTTATCAAGAGCTACGGCCCATGCAGTCGCCCTTGGCCTATACCTCCGCCTTTGGCCTTATCGTTCCTCCTCCACCCAGCATTACCCGCGTCGTCACAGGCTACTCCGACGAGCTTACTGGCACCTACATAAACGAAGTTCAGCGCTTGTACATCCCGCCTTCATTCGGCACTACCTTCCAGATTTATCGAGGCACATCACGCACCGCTTTGCTGAATAAAGACGACGGCGCGGCCGAGATTCAAGGCGCTCTCATGGCCAGTTGCGTAACAAAAAACGCAGGCGAATCTTTCTTGGTTAGCAATCCAGAGGATTACGTTGCGAATATAGAATTTGCAGGAACCATGAGTGGCGCCACCCACGATCTTCTCACCGTCTCCGTTCCCGTATCTCCCCAGGGCGACGTTACCTTTAACCTAGATTTTAACACCCAAGGCATGCTGGCCGCGTTGCGTGGCGACTACGAAGTTACGCATCCTCTCACTTGCGAGCTGGGGATTAACTACGGCACCGTCGCCACTCCGAATATCCAGTACATTACCGTGTTTCAGCAGGACATGACAGTGCAGGCCGACGGCGCGTGGACTGGCCTAGCGGCCGCTCAATCAGTCAACTGGCTTAATCCGCCGCAGCCGGTCAACTACATCCCGTTCACATTAGACCAAGTGATCACAGGCATTCAGAGCTATACGAAAGTGGTCACAGGCGCTGGGCCGTGGACTATAGCCCATAATCTAGGTACAGAGGCGATCCACGTAACAGTTAGAGAAAATGTTGCCGGTGGCGCTATACTACAGCAGACATCTCCATACGTAGGCGTTGGAGACATTTCTGTCAGCAGTTCGACGAGTCAGTCAATAATTGTCACAAAATTAATTGGCACAGTTCCGACTCAAGGCTGGGCCGTGATGATCTCCTCCGCTGGCCCTACCAGCGCTTTTCAAGCTCACACCCACACCATCGCACAGGTCGTGTCCCTGCAGGATTATCTAAACACTCTAAACGATCGCATGACAGTCATTGAGGACATTCTACCCGCAGTAGGGGCAGTAGGACTAAGCACCGTGACCCTGCCTTACGTCATCCCCGTAAAAGAAAAATCAGAGGTCTTATTTACTAGTGCAGATTTTTCTACAGATTCAGGCATAGGAACAATTAGCTCCTCGATCGCCGCTCCTTATCTTCTCCGCGCTCTGTCCGTTACCGTAGGCACCGCGCCATCCTCGGCAGTTATTACAGCTACTACAGTCAACATCGTTTCAGCCTACACTAGCGGATTAGATATTGAGATACCGCGCATCGGCATCATCCCTGGTCGCAAGCTGCCATCTGGCATAGCCTACGTCGGGGCAGAGGCTACTCGCGCTTTAGTCTACGAGGTTAACAGATATCAAACCAACAAGACGTACTACCCAGCCCCATACGAACGCACTATTTTTGAAGTATCCGTAAACGATAAGATGTTTAGAGCCAATCAGACTCTTTCGTTTAACTTCGACATAGCGGCTCAGACCAAGGACGCCACCGCTTCCGTCCAATGGTGGGTCATGGTCGACGTAGGCGAGGTCACCACTGCCTCCACTCCCGTTACCCAAAGCTCAAACATTACCGGCATTACCTATAATAGTTACCCTATCCTCGCCCAGCCGATCGTCGTCGTTAGCCAGCTTCAGCGCCACCAGTTTGGCATAGAGATCATCGCTACCGCTACGACGAACAGCGTAGCCATGAGCGCCAACCAGATCGCCTATGGGCTGGCATCTTCTGCCGTCTCGGCCGCTCCCTCGGGCAGAAATTTTGTCCTACGCGGCCGCCTAGCAAATTTTGACGTAGCAGACAACTTCTCCGATCCACGCGGCTTTGTGGGCTACGCCATTGTTAAGCATGGGACAGATCCACTAGCCATCAACATTTCGTAAGGGGGCTAATATGGCATATGGCTTCCCTGATTCGGCGACCCAGCCCACCGCGTTTGCTTATTTAAACAGCTACTACCCGTACAGCCAACGCATCACCGTGCACCTAGACAACAGAGAAGTGGACGTGCCCACGGCGGGACTATTCCTCCATCCAGATGGCACCAATTACTACTCCACGCAGTTCTACACAAATGCCACAGTCAGCAGCCTTAGTCACGTCACTGTTACCACAGCCAGCATTACCATCCGCGCATACTCTGCCGCCAATGACGCCCTTTACAGCGTAACCACAGTCAATAGCTCACACCCAGCTTCATCATACAATTATCAAAACAACTATGATTCATATTACTTTACCTTTGTAGTGTCTCAGTCCAGTAATAAAGTTCGCGACTTATGCCGCGCTGCCCTTCCGTCCGCCTCTGTACCATTTGTTGCGGAAATTAAACTAGAACAATCAGACGGCCGCACATTCACTTCCAAATCTTTCCCAATCACATGTTTCACCCCAGTGATTAGATCAGAGCAGTTTTAAAATGTCTTTTACCGCATTTACAGCAGTCACTGGGTATCCGCTGCAAGGCATTGATCTATACCTTCAGAGCGATACGGGTGCGGTTCTTAATACTCGCTCTAACCTAGAGGTGCGTCACAACGAAACCAATAGATTCTTTGCCATTCCCTACAATGCAGCACTTACATTTTCAAGTTTATTTAATGCAGGTCAGGGCAACGACGGATCCTCAAACTTTATGAGTATTGCAACGAATAGTGATACATTTTCAGCTTATGGTCGGCACTATATGGTTAACGCAATCTTAGCTGCTAGGCCGCTGCAAAATAGCGGCGACTATGCTTTTTACGTTTCTACGACTACTAAGGCTACTAATCAAAGCTCTTTTTTTTCAAGCCCTGAAAACTCGATTAACTACCCGACATACATCACCGCGAACGTAGGCAGCTTTACTTCTAACGTGGCTCAGTTTGTTGTTACAAGCATGAGTACTCAAGTGTTGGATTTATCGCGGGCCAGCCTTGCATCAGGTGGTGACGGCAGTGTTCCGTTAGTCGCTCAAATCATGTATGTCGCTGGTGTAGATTTTGGCAGTAGTTTTGTTCAAAGCAGATTCGAGGGAACGGTCAGCACTATATTTTCGCAGCCTTTTAATATGACCTGCGTGGCCCCGCTTCATCGCACCTTGGCTTATTGACAAGCCTCAGTTTCCTATGGCCGCATCCTATGATATTACGATCGAGCAGGGGGCGGACTGGACGCGGGATCTGTTTTTAACTACCGCCACTCAGGGTTCAATTAGCCTGGCGGGCCGGACATTCACCGCTCAGATCCGCCAGATGCCAGGAGGCACGGTGGTAACCCAGATCGCGACTAGCGTGGTGTCGGCCGCCGGGGGGCAAGTGCGTTTGACCGTCACCTCGGCCGCCAGCCTGCTCGTTCCTACCAGCGGGGCAAAGTATGACCTAATCCAAGTCACTAGCGCAGGCATTGCGACCCGCTTGCTGGAAGGCGTGGTGACACTATCCCCAAGAATTACAATCCCATGAGCGATATTTATCTACAGATTACAGAGACACCCACCGTAGTCACACTATCCGCGCCCGTCGTGTCTGGAGCGCTTTCATCCACCGTCACCGTGGCTAACACAGTCACCGTGGCGTTGGATGCCAACAGCCTGAGTGCGTTGGAGAACGTGACCGTAACAGTCGGTGCAGCAATCACTGGCACAGTCACAGTTTCCAATTTTCCAGCCACGCAAGCCGTTTCTCTGGCATCCGTGCCCACGCATGGCGTAACGTTAGCCAGCACTACAGTCACAGTTAGCTCCCTCCCCGCCATCTCTGGCACGGTGACGGCGAATGTTTTTGGAAGAAAGATTGATGGTACTGGTGATTTTCTTCAGATACCCATTATTCCTTATGATCAAGACATAACTTCCGCAAGCGATCAATATGCAGTACCAGTTCAAATTTCAACTCTTAATGGAAGTGTGGGATCTAGCACTCCTCTCCCCATCTCTGGCACAGTCACCGTTGGTTCGGCTCTCCCTACTGGCACAAACCGCATCGGCGTAGTCACGATTGGAGCAGGCACAGTCACCATCGGAGCAGGGACGCAACAGATCGGAAGCGTCACAGCGAGCATATCTAACTTCCCAGCCACGCAGGCTGTTTCACTAACTACGCTACCAGCGTTAGTCGCAGGCACGGCTCAGATTGGCTCTGTCACCGCATCAATTTCTAACACGGTCACCGCATCAATCAGCGGGACGGTTCCCGTCAGCATCTCCTCTGTTACGGTAGGTAACAGCGTCACTATTGGCTCGCTTCCAGCTTTGGTGGCTGGCACAGCCCAGATTGGTTCAGTTACAGCATCAATTTCTGCAAATCCATCGGGAGCATTAACGACTCGCTTCGGTTCTGTAACAACTGCAAACACGGCACAAATTACCACCGCAGTCACCAACACCTCCCGCAAATATCTTTTTGCTCAAAATATTTCAATCGGAAGCGTGACGATGGGCATCGGTTTTTCTCCAACAACCACGCAAGGAATACAACTATCCGCTGGGTCTGGCATTGTATTTGATTCGTTCTGCCCAACAGGTGCGGTTTACTGGTTAGGGGCAACAACAGGGGCGGCTTGGTCAATCCTTGAGGGATAACAATGGGCAACCTTTTTACAGGCCCAGTCAGCACAGCAGATCAAAAACTATTTAACATAGGTAGGAGTATTGCTGGAAGATTAGGTTTTGGTGGAATGTATGCACTTGCGTCTGGAACTGGAACAACTAACGATGCTTCACAAGCTCAAGGCTCGTATAACTTAAATATGAGAAGCGGAACATCTGCCGCTGGATATGTAAAACAAGGATATTACGACCCGCTAGAAACAGATTTTCAATATGGTGCTTCTACCATAGATTATTCAAAAAGGATACGGTT